TTCATATGGTCTTAAAGGTTTTATGTTTAATCTTTCATTAAAATATTCCCCCAAAGCAACCTCATAATCTAAATCGCCGTCTGTTGTTCTTCTTAATAAACCTGCTTGAGCATAATTTTCATTTTTTCTTATTTCTCCTAATTTATTTTCTTCATTATAATTTTCTAAAGCAGGTAAAGTATTATGATGGGGATGGTTCCATAAATTTATAGGAGGAAAATAATAGTGCATTTCTGCAGAATCCGAAGAGGGACTTTCAAGATAATCCTTACCAGTAAGAGTTATAATAGGAACTATTTCGTTTATTAAGGGATAATATTTTAAATGAGGAAATAATGGTTTAGCTACACCGTCCCAATAAGGTACTGTTACTTTTTCATTATTAGTAGTTTTTTCTTTTGATGCATTTTTTTGTTTTATTTTAGTAAAATAAATTAATCCTACTGCATCATAACCTCCCCATTCTGCTGCTTCTTGTGTAGACCCATCCAGTATTATTCTTTTTACTTTACCTGGAACTAGATTACGAGCAGTTCCACTATAATTTTGATTTCCTGATCTTTGATTATTAGTTACTGTTGCCATCTTCTTCGGGAGCTTCTATTTGTTTAGGTTTTTCAACTGTTTTGGCTATTTCTTCAGCCACATCCATTAATTGGTCCATTTCATCAGCTGTTAATAAACCACCATCTCCACTTGAAGCTGTTCCTGTTGATAAACGTTGTACAATAGCTGCCATTTTAATTAGTTGATCATCGTTTTTAACACTGATTTCCATATATTCTTTGATTAAAGGTACTACTACAGTAGCGTCACCTAAAGATTGAACTAAAGGACGTAATTCAGCTATTAAAGATGCAAGTTGTTTGGCTTTTTTCTTTTGATTACCGTGAATTTCTTTTAATAAATCACCAAAAGATTTATCATCAAATAATATTTGGTTTAATGAATCCATATTGTTTTGTTATAAATATGGAATTTTTAGACTCTTACATAACCTGTTTCGGCATACTCCATATATAATTTCTTATATTGTTTTTTAAGTATTTTTGTCACTTTAGTAATTGTAGGAGTTTCTACATCTGTTATTTCTCTTATATAAATATAGAGTGCTTTTTTATTAAAAATTTCTAAATTTTCTCTACGTTTAAAGAGTATATTAATAGCATCAGCTACTTTTCTATCTTTATCTTTTTTAAACATAGTAAACATGTGTTTATCTATATATTCTGTAAAATAATCTATAAAATCTTTTATATCTTGTTTACGTCCATCTCTACCTAATTGGTGTAAAACCCCTTCATCTTCATCTGCTTTTAAAACATCAACTTTGGCTTTTTTCTTTTTATAATTGTTATTATTATATAAAATAAGATAATTTTTACCTACAATTGAAAAATAACTAAATGCTTTGGTTCCTTTTTCTGGTTTAAAATAATCTAGTTTTTCTAAAAGAAAACAAATTACTTCATGTTTTAAATCTTCTAAATCATCTACTTCTGTATAATAGAATTTAAATGTGTGTATTAAGTTTTCCGCAAGTTTATAGAAAGGGTACCAAATTCTTGTTTTAAATATTTCATCTCTATCATCTTGATTAGATGTAGCTAAATAATCTTTAATAGCTGCGTCTGTGTCTGGTGTAAAATATTGTTTTTTTGTTCTTTTTCTTCCTCTTTTTTTAGGTCCCGATACGGGTAAGTCCATAATTATGGGCTCGGGAGGAGGACTAGGGGCATACTTAAGTTTGTTTGACATGTGGTTTTTACTAATTTTTATTTAATGGTAAACTCGTTTAAAGCTTCTTGAATTTTTTGTAATTCTCTAAAAAACCAGCCAATTTCATCATCAGAACGAAATATTCCTTTATCGTCTATTTGATTTAATCTTTCATTACAAGCATTAATAGCTTCACTTTGTTTAGCAATAAAATCTTCATATTCTGCTCTAATGTCTTCTAATCTTTCAGCTTGTTTTAACAAATTTCTAATAATAAAAAAAGAAGCTACAAATACTACTGTTAATGCTATACTAAGTATTGTTACTGTTGTCATAATTAATCTTTAAAAAATGAATCAATTACACCTAATGTTGCTTTTGATAAATTTGGATTATTTGCTGTGTTTATTTTTTTAGCTGCTCTAAGTGTTTTATCACCTTTAGTAGCGTTTGCTGGTTTAGATTTAGTAACTGCTCCAGATGCATTATTCCATAACTCAAATTCAATTTGAGCAGCCATATGATCTGCTTGGTGCATCAATAATGGTAAGTGTGTTCTTAATCTAGTTTCTTTTTGACCTGACATGAAATAAAACTTATTTGAATCATCATACAAACCATCATGAATTTTAATTGTAATAAATTCATTTTGAGTAACTTTACAACCAATTTCCTGTAATATAAATAATGAACGTTCAGGGACTTTCATTGCAGGAATATCAGTGTTAAACTTATACATTTGGCCTAATTTATCCATATGCCATTGTGAATCGTTTGGTTGGTAGTACTCGCCTTCTTGTTGACCCATCTTGCCTAAATCATGGAATAAAGCAGCGAAATGCATTTCTTCAACAGTATATGTGGATATATCACCCCCCATTGCTTCCCACGTTTTATATAATTGGTTTGCACAATCAAAAACACGCAAAACATGATCAGTATAACCACCTGCAAATGCTGAATGGTGCCAATTTTTACTTGAAGCGGGCATCATCATCATTCTTTCTTTATACTTGTCTAAAAATGGTAATAATATGTCTGTTCTTTCTTTTGAGAATGATTTTTCTATCTCACTTACATAACGATTCCAATTTGATTGGATTTTTTCAGCTGATAACATATTATATTCTTCCTGTGTTTTGTGTACCTCTAGCCCCTAATGGATTTGTACTTGATATAGAAATCATATTTTGTAATTCCTCATATCTATCTTTTAATTCACCTTCTTCCATAAAACGAAGGGCTGCTTGTTGTTCACCTCTTTTAATTAATGTTCTTAATCTAGATAAAGATTCATCTAACCTTTCTAGTGCTGTTTGTGCTTGTCCTTCAAATGCCATATTTATTGTTTTTTATTTTTCTTAATTGTAGTAACTTTCTTTAGTATATCCAAATCTTTTTTACGAGGTTTTTTTCTTTTAATTTTTTCTATATGAGGATAATATTCCTCAGTCCATTTTTCAATGTTTCTAATTTTCATCTGTATATTTTTCATATTGTAAATTACACCAATTCATATTTTCTTTTAATATTTTTTTACGATCTGATGTTATATTAAGAAAATCTGTTGTTTCTATTAAAAGACCAATAGCGGTTATGCGTGTTAAGTCTTCTTTTGTTCCTTTTTTCTTAATAAGTGATTTTAACAATTCAACACTTTTAAGATACTCATCTTTTTTAACTTCTGCTGCTGATTGTTGTTTTTGTAATTTATATTCTTCATCATTTTCATCGAAAAACGACATTATATTAGTACCTGAACGGTGTATACCTTTTAATTCATCGGATTTTTCCATCCGTTTTAGTGTTTTTTCTATGTTATGTGAATTATATTGTGTCATTGTGTTGGTGTTACGGTCCGCCGTTCACCTTAAAAACCCTACAGTTATAGGATATAACTTAAAAATGGGGTAACCAAATTTTTAACCAAATATTTTATTAAAATGTAATTTCATAGCTCCTTGAGAAGCACCTATAGTAGCTTTACCTAAAATATCATCATAATTTTCAAATCTACCTTGATCTATATGCCAAAATCTTATAAAACCGTTTATACTCATATCAGCTAAATGTCCTCCCCAACCGGGTTTTCGGGCTAATTTATCCCCAATAAATTTAAACGCCATTTTTTTAGCCCCTTCTTCTGATGATTGAAAACCACCTAATTGTGTTTCAATATAATCTATATTCGATTTAATATCTTTAAATATAGGCCAAATTCCCGCTATTTGTTCTAAATCTACTTGTGATAGTGTATGTACCTGTTCAAATGCATTTTTTAAATTATCTCCTGCCCATGTTAAAGCGTTTTTTTGTTTTTGATCTTCTACATTACCATCAAAAGTAGCAGCTAATCCTGCAATACCAAAAACTGTATTTAGCATTTTTAAATTATCTCTAAATTTACCAAATCTACCTAAATCAATAACACCATTAGGTTTCCCATAAGCTTTTACTTCTACACCATCTATACCATCTCCATTAAACCATAAGTCAGGAGCATCATCTCCTCTACCTTCTGCTAATTTACCAGCAGTAGATGAATTTGAATGGTTATATAACCAATATAATGATAATTCTCCTTTTCCTACTCCTAATGTTTCTGTTTGGTCTCCTGTTTTTTTCTTTGGCTTAACAGTCCATAATTTTCTCCATACTTCTAAATCATCTTCTTTTACTTGTACATCAAATGTAGATTTAGAAAAATTATAGGTATTTTTTGATTTAGGAATTTCACCACCAAATACAGTTTTAATTAACTCATCATATTCAGTTGTTTCTCCTAATATTTCTTCTTCTTCTTCTTTTTCTTTTTCTTCGGGAGTTGGAGGAATTTCTGGTTCTTCTAATTCTTCTTCACCATCTAATCCAGGTTCTAAACCTGTTATCCCTGGTTCTCCATCTTTATTAGCATATGATACTTTTTTCATAATATCATCTGTAGGTAAATCTAATTGTTCTAATATTTCTTTTAAAAGGGAAATATCAGAAGGGCTACCCATATCTGGGTACCCCT